AGTCTGTCTATAATCTCCACAGAAAATGATCTTGGCATTGTTTCCTGCTCGAGTAATGATAGTACATAGCTCTGAGTAAGTCATATTCTGGCATTCATCAACTAAGATGATCGTATGATCTAACGTCATTCCTCTCAAGAAAGATGATGTCTGAAAGTCGATGATGTTTTTTGATTTGAGTATATCATAAGCATCGCCACGGCCGTATAGCTCATTGCAGATGGATTGATAGGGTGCTTCGTATACTTTTGATTTTTCTTTGATTGATCCCGGAAGGAATCCCATCTCTCTTGATGGCACCACTGATCTGATGATCGTGACATTCTTGTACTCTTTATATTTTTGTATCTCTTCTAGTGCTAGGTAAAGGGAAATAAATGATTTTCCTGTCCCTGGTAGTCCGTGTATGAGTAAGTGTTTACCGCTGGAAAAGTCTCGAAATACAGTCTCCTGATTCTTTGTTTTAGGACCAATATTTTTAAGTAATAGGTTGTTCTTTACTTGTGTTTGCTCGTTTCTCTTTTGTTGTCTGTTTTGTCTTTTTTCTGAACGAGTGATCTTTTCCATGAGTTTCCTTTATTTGCTAAAAGGTGTTGATAGTATTACCCCTCCCACTGGCTTTTTTTACACGTTTAAGAACATCACGAAAACCAGCATCGGGCTTTCTAAGGCCTAATCTGGTTGGGTCTGCTATAGCAGTTATCGAAGGGATATGATTGAGATGTTTGTTATTTTCAGTATAGATGTCTAACTCAGACATAGGCATGCTAATGTCAAAATATTTTTCTGTCTTGGTATCATAAAAAGTATATGTTGCCATTAAACTTTAACACCTCTAGACGCCCAGTACTTTTGAACGTCATCTTTATTTATGGGATCCAATCCCTTGGCGCGCATCTCTTCTTCAACTAAATCTTGAAGAAATGCAGATTCGCTGACATTCCGCGGATTGAATTGCTCATCGATGATTTTTTGAGCATCTGTTGGATTACTGTTTAGTGTCTGTGTCATTTGTTGTCATTCTCTCTAATGTGGATTTTAATCTGAATGTGGCTTCTGGTTCGAACTTTTTCATCACAGCAACAGTGTCATTTATGCCTTTTTGCCTACCCTGAAACCAATAGTAAGTAGAGACACCCAACATCAGCATGGTATAGCCTACAGCTGTGATGATATTGTCAATCGTCATCATATGAAAGCAATCTGTCTAGATTCTTTGCTCTCAACGCATTATCATAGTTACGATATTGCTTTTGATGCCTGTCACGCTTGATCTCTTTAAAAGATACGTTTTCTTCATCTATAAAGGATTTTTTACTGGTCGTCCTTACTCTAGCATCAAACTTCTGATACGTATTGGTAGTCTTGGTCATAGTTAGAAGAGCTCCGGATATGCTGCTTGTACGATTTCTTTAGTTATCCCCTTGTATGGGCTTTTCTTATCTTTCATCGCCAAGAGCAGTTTGGCATCATCGGCTGACACTGCTTCTAGCACCTGGATAAAGATCTGTTCTCTACGGAGGGGTTTTAGGTTGGGATTGCCGCCTTCGACAAAGAGATAGAACCTGTTGATCTCTTGCATCAGAGCTTTGGGTTCGTCAAACTGACTGGCTCTAAAGGGCGGATCGCCTTCTGGCAGGAGGAATTTGATGTTGGGATCAAACATATATTTTAAGATAGTCTTTACTGAAGCATGGCTGTTATGTTTCAATGCTTCGATCCGGTCTTCTTTCTTCTTTAATTCATTGATTTGTGTCAGGAATTGTGACACTGATTGCATCTTAAACATGAATTTTGACATATTAAAAATCACCTACGCTGTCCATTAGAAGTTTCAAATTATGTGAGATAAAATAGTTGAATAGCTTGCTCCTATCCTTGCCATTTTCTTCGTTATATTTATTAATCACGCCATTTCTAATATTATCAGGAATCTTTGTGAGATCTACGAGCAGTTCATTACGAGCGAAGTTCCTCTTGAGCATCTCCTGAGAGATGCCTTGTGATTTGAACAGTTCCATCTTCTTCTGTGTCATGGGTTTCTGGCGCTTGTCTGTGACAAAAGTATCATCATCAGAAAGGATGTTGGGGATGCCGTCACCCTGGTCTCCCTTGAGGATATGCTCATACAGATACTGCTGAGGATTGTCTTCCTTGATCCATTTCTTACGGATGGGATCATACTGCCTGACTGTGGCATACTTCTGTAGCTGTACAAAGTCCTTATCAGCAGATAGGATCAGGATCGTCTTGTCCTTGTTCTCAGTCACAAGGGTGGCAATGATGTCATCTGCTTCTGCAGATTCTACCTGGATCACTCGATAGGGGAAGTATTCCTTGATCTCGGCTTTAATCGTATTAAAGATATCGAACACCTGATTCCAATTGATCTCGGAAGCATCTCGGTTCTTCTTGCGATTTGCTTTGTAGTATGGGAATACTTGTTTACGCCAGTAGTTCCTATCATCACAAGCAATCACGATCTCGCCATATTCACTTTGAAATTTTTGCTTGTAAGAGCGTAAAGAGTTTATTACCATGTGTCTAAACAATCCTTCTTCCAAAGGAATGTTTGTATGATTGCCCAGCTGCATCATCAGGTTAGAAATCATTACCTGATTAAAATCCACGATTATCATTTTAAAGTTTCCAATATTTCATTATCTATGTATTATATATACAATTTGTTAAGATGTCAAGTTATTTTCTTGTTGTTCTTTTTCTTTTGCTTTTTCTAGATCTTGTTGTACTTCATCAGATATCGTGATGACATTATCTATGATCTCATGGAAAGGATGTCCGATCCTCTTGTATCTGTATACCAGAGCCTTGATAGTCTCTTCTGCGAATGTAAAATCCTTTATATGATTTTCATTCATACGAACCACGAACCCGTAGGTTGATAGCACGCTTGCCATGGCCTCAAACACATCATCTGCTACTTCGTCACAATATTCTTGTCTTACTGATTGGATATGATCCAGAGATTCTTCGATGGTCGAAGGAAACATCTCTGGGCCTTTATTGGGAAAGTTTACTATGTTTTCTGTCATTGCCTCACCACTTTAAGGATTACGGTATTAGTATTTATCCTATCTGTAAATGTGGTTGGTTCGGATTTAATCTCTTCCATGAGCTTGCGTAGAGTGATCTTGCCCCCAGAAAGAACCTTCTTTACATATTCTTCTGGCTTGCGACCTATGCGTTTGATCAGGGAAGCATCGTTGTCGTATCCATCGATGCTAGTACGTTTGACGGTGAGACCTGCAGGACCTCGAGCACGATACACACCCAGGGTCTTGTACTTGGTGTTGAACACCCAGAGCTCCTGAGCACCGATGATCGTTGCAGGATCGCATGACTGTAGCTTGTACTCGTTGCTCTCTTTCTGATACTGAAAGTTTTTCAAGAGTTTTTCTGTGGTGGGTGCCTTCTTCTTACGAGGAGCTCTGGCCTTCTTGACGTTGCCGCTATAGCGTTCTGCGTCTTCCAGGAACTTAGTGAAGAATATGATACGATCTTTCATATTTTTCTTGGTCATATGACCATATGCTTGATTGAGATCGGCATCGTTAGTGGTAGCAGCAGCATACAATTCCAGGAACCAGGGCTTGTAATGATCGATTATCTTGGTGGCATACATGGCAGGAATCTCGTTCTTCTGCAACCAATCATAGAGCGAAAACGCTTTACCCTTGTCCAGGAGCTCTTCGATGTCTCCGATGATGTCATACCCGCGTTCTCGCACGCGATCCTGTATGTTGATCACTTTCTTAGGTTCCTCAGATTTTTCAACTTCATCAGCGATCTTAGATCCAGTCTCGAGGATTTCAATCACCTTGTTATCTGCCCAAGCTTTGGTTTCGATTTCCCAATTAGCACCGTCCATCACTACCTTGCAGATAGCAGCCAACGTGGGAGAAACTTGCCAATCCTTGAGCTTGTTAAAGCTCTTTAACTGCGCCTTGGTCCAGGATGCACCGTAAACGTCAACGACAAACGGGCGTAATTCCTTGACATCATGATGATAATAATAAAAGTAACGGGCGGCGTGCCAACGCTTGCGGAACTGTTCTGCTGTCAGCTTGTCTTGATCTTCCCAGCTTGGAAGCTTACCAGTAGCTTTTAGATCTATCTCAGAGTACTTGCCCTTGAGACGCACGATCTTAGGTTTAGCTGCCTGTGCTGCAATCTTATCAATCTTAGTAGCTGCTTTAGCCATTTGCTGTCTCCTCAATTTCCGTCAGGTGAACCATATACAACTTGTCTAAGGCTATCAACCTCTTCCTCAAGCGTTGCAATCTTATCATTCAAACGCTCGTTGGCTAGTTTCTGACCAAGATACAGTTCATACCATTTATCTGCATCGTCAAGTGCTTCACGCAAAACCTGATCCATTTTGTTTTCCTGTGTTTTCATCATATTATCATGATAGTAAATATGTATGTAAATGTCAACCTATAATTTTAAAAAGTTTTTTTAAAAAAGTGCTT